TCATAAGTAGTTAAATTAGATGAAGATTCAAAATACAAGTAATGCTCAAAATTATCAAAACCTCCAATTAGTGATGATTTTAAATTTGCAAAATCTTGTGCATTCGTTGTAGCATTACTACCTGATATCCCAGTTAATACTAAACTTTGCGAAGTATAATACTCAATTAATTGTAATTTATATTTAAAATTATCCAAACGCTCTGTTGCTGAACTATAAAATATAAAATTATTAAAGTCAGAATAATCAATATTCAACTTCATTCCAGACAAACTACCAGAAAAGAAACTATCAATAATTTGTTGTGATGTTGATGTAGATGATCCTAATAAGTCATTCCAATTTTGTAAACCAGTTTCGGTAGACGTATCATATGAATAATTTGCTTGCCAATTAGGACCACTTAAAACATTAAATGTTTGAGCTTCAATGATTGATTCAACATTAATATTGTCAATATAAGTTGGTTTTAATTCTTTAACTACCCAACATCTAAAATTTGTTTCAATTGATTCAGGTAATGGTTCATATAATTTGACATATAGATATTCGCCAATTACCACACTATTAACAAATTGTACACATTGATTTCTGCTAAAATTTAATAGGTATGTTTGAAAATAACCAATTGGAGACGTTTGATTAACAGTTTCTATATAATTTGCAATTTGATTTACAAAATTAGAATCATTAACATCAATTGCTTTAAGTCGTATTTCTGTACGATCGGGTGATATTTCATCAATTCGTAAATGTTGCTGATCATATCCACCTATTAAATTTTCAAAAAAGTTAACAGCTATTTTGTAATTACCATTTGTTATTTTTAAATCTTGTAATTCTTGATAAATATCTAAAACATATGGTTGTGAATCAAATCGAATTTCGGTATTATCAATTGAATTAAAATATACCGGTGTATTTGGTAATGATTGGCTTTTATGTTGTCCACTTATCCAAACATCACCTGAATATAAATGAAACTCTACTGTTGATTTATTAACAATCGTATCATCAAAATAAACTGGGTTTCCAAGATTACTATTAATATTTTGCAATTGTACAGTATCAATACGTTGCGCAGAAATAGATTTTTTTGCTAATGATATTTGTTCTATATTTTTATATTGATCTAACATGTTATTCTACTATAGTTTCATTGTTAGTTGCAGCTGATCGTCGTACCCGTACTTGATTGCTATTATCCAATATAACAGTATCTTGATTAATACTATACACATTTTCATATAAGTTGTCTACAGGATTCGGTATATCAACAATATCAATATCCCATGAACAATTTTCTGCTAATATCCAACTAGGATTACCAGACACATTCTTTATAGTATACACATCACCTTTAAATGTGTTATTCATATCAACTATGTATGTTAATTGCAAAAATGGGTATCCGTTATCATTAAATCCAAATGGATTTGTACCCCCAGTTAATACACCACTAGGTGTTGATCCCTGCTCTTTATATATTGTAAATGGAACTGGTAATGGATTATAATTTTTTGGATTTCGTCTTGAAATCTCAGTTACAAATCCAGTACGTCCAGGAGTTGAAGATCTCCATTGAATCTGAATTGTGAATTTTAATGTCTTATTTTGTTGTTTTAATGTGTTAAACACATCTTCAGTAATGGTATAACTATTAACGTTTTCTTGAATACCACCGGTAAATTGTAATGCTTTTAAACCAGAACTTATAGTTCCACCATCATTATAATACCAGGCGCTATCATATGAAGTATTAATTCTTTGATATGTAATTGGTTGACCCTTAGCATCTACAGATATTGGTATTATGTATTTTGCTGAAACATTATCAAAATCAAAGTTAACATCAATGCCAACCGGATCGCTAGTAATTTGAACTGGGAAACTAAAATAATTAAAACGTGTATCCAAAATGTCTAACATTGGCTTAGAATTAAAATTAAAAGAATTGGTTTCGATAACCATATAAGACCCGGACTGAACTACAATGTTTCCATTTTCATCTCTAGGAACAATATCAGTATTATTAGAAACAACCGTTAAACCATCTTTAATATATTTAGATGTCTGCTGTAATGATATTGGGTCTAATAAGATTTGTTTTTTAATTTCTTCCATCACCGAACTACTTTAAAATAAATTTCGTCGTCAATATACTCTTCCATGAAGCCATCTTCAATTTTTAATTCTATGCGGTAATACCGTTCCGGCATAAAACTATTCATATCTACATGTATGAAATTACTTGTGCTATCGCAACTTACTTTATTATAAATATTATCAAACGGAATTATGTACTCATCTGTAGCGGCATCTCGTATTGCATAATATGTGGTAGTCGGTAAATATTTAACTGTTTCGAGTGGGAATAAATTTAAAGGAGATTTTTGTGGAAATTTATCTCGAGCATATATTCTAATTTTAGTTATCTCAGTGTCTTTATACGACGGTTTAGTCTTGCTATAAGTTAAATATGACTCTAAATTAACCGAAGATAATGATCCTGTTGTAAAAGTGCTATTATCCCAGTACATAGTTAGCCTAGGGACATATATAGTATGTGTTTCTCTACTAAAGAATTTAATAATACCAGTCTTAGTTCCGTCAGTTTCATCTGATTCAGAAAACTTAATTAAAAATCCATTATTATCTACAGACACATTACCGCTTCCTGATATCCATGTTTTTATTGCACCTGTAACATCCATGTTAATATCAGTTGGTCTATATGAAAAAGATTCATTTTCAGTTAAGCCTGGTTGATAAAAATATGATGAGTCAAATGATGACGTATTAAATACTCCAGATCCAGATTGCCATAGCCAACTACCACCGAGGCCACTACCAGATATATATAAACTAGGTGCACCGGTGTTAATAACTTGGCTACTTGATATCCAAGATGAACCACTTAATGTTTGTGAACCACTAGGCGAATATGACCAAGATGCGTGAGGTGTAGCCCAAGATATTCCATCTGTTGTTGCAACGGTGCTAGTAGAATAACCGGTACCATTAGTCCATGGTTGTCCCATTAATTTTGCATCTAATGTGTAATCTGCAGGAAGATTAGTTGCATTAGTAGTAAATAATTGTAACACAAATTTACATGAATTTAAGTCTGCAGAATATTTTGTTAAAGTGTCTTGTATTTCAGACATATCAAATTTAACTACAAATCTAGATTTAACTAACGTTTCGCCATCAGTATCTAATTGCTTTCCAACTTCTAATATTTCATCTAATCCAGTATTATATGATTGAAGGCTATTTGCTTCATACATAGTAGCATCACTATCTGCATAAAATATTCTAAACATAATTAACTTCCCGAACCTGTACTAATCATTAAATAACTACCACTTCTCCAAAGTTGTCCATTTACAGATGGATCTGTTGCTGGAAGTGATGCTGTATAGATAAATGCAGTTCCTTCTGAGATAAACTTTGAAGTTACCTGCAAATATTGAATTGAACCAGATGTTGTAATTACACGTGATCCACTCGTATAAGAAGAACTAATTGAATTTTCAACATAAGAAGCAGTTTGAGCTGTAGTAACGTAACTTGCTGTCTGTGCTGTGGTAACGTATGATGCTGTACTAGCTGTACCTGTTAGTGTTCCGATTAAACTACCGGTGATATTTACTGATCCAGAAAACGCAATATTTTCAACAGTATTTCCAGTTAAAACATTATATACATCAGAAACATAACTTGCTGAAATAAGGCCTCCTGCCACAATACTTGTTCTATTATTCCGTATTACGCCCATTTTATATCCTTTTAGTATAAATATAAAGATATTAAGAACTTACTACTCTTCCACGAATATCTTGATTAGGATATTTTACTTCAAAAATACTAGGATCTAATGATGGATAAATTATTCCATTTTTTGTTGCAGGGGCAAGGTCATATACATTTCCAGAATAACCATTATCTGAATCATATATATTTCTGATCTTTGTAGATACCACAGTCTGTACTCCTTGAATGTTACCTATAATATTAGTAACTGCAGACTTTATGATAGGTTGATTAACTTGCCAACGATCTATATTAAAATAATCTTTTAAACCAGAAACACATTTTAACAATACTTCATTACTATTATAATTAGGAAGCACGGTAATTTCAAAATTAACTCCTATATTAATAATAAATGCGTCTTTTATATTTACAGCATCAGTTAAAATACGATAATGATCGAGATATGTTTTTAAATTTTCTTTAATAGCCTGATTCAATGTTACTAGTTGTTTATCTGAATTAAATCCTAGAACATACATATTCATTGCTAGTGGATTTGGAATACGCTTTTCAACTTGATCTTGTTGTAATATCTGATCATCTGGTACAATATATGCTTTTGCTACACTACCAAATTTTGCTGGCATCGAATAACATCTGATTATATAATCTTCTCTTGTTACTAAACGATTCTGTGTTGCAAAATTAGCTAATGCATTATTTTTTATGTCTTGAAGTGTGTCTTGATTCTTAGCACCAGTTGCTGGAACTGGATTATTTACAGCTACAGAAGATTTAACAAAATTAACTATACCTGCATTATTTGTATTATTAACATCGTCTTCGAATTCTATAAAATCTACTAAAGTCAATACATTTGCCGGCACGTTATCAGTAATACCATTTCCTACTGTATATTTAACTGTTAATGTGGTATTTGCTGGGGCTTGACCATATGTTCTAGTAAATAAGAAATTTGATGGATCAATATCAACATCAATTGCTTTACGAAATCCTGCTAATCCATTTCCTACATTAGTAGGGTTTGGTACTATCTCCTCATCATTATTATCAGATACGCCCGACCCGAATTGCATTTCTAATAAATTATCACTACGTAATCTAGTAATAAAACGTTTAGATGATTTTCTCAATTTCAACAAACTAGGTGCTGCAGATCTAAACACTGATAAATCAGGATCATTTTCTGCTAAATTAGGAATCGACTCAAATACAGTGTCTTGTGCTAAATAAGGAACCATATACCAATTATCACCATCTGACTCTTCACATGATATAACATCTATAATATTTCGATCTGGTAATACTACTTTGTCATATGCAATAGGAGTCCCAAATGTAAATGTTGTAGTTTTAATTGTTCCTGATACAGCTCTTGCTTTTTTCTTTAGCAAATAATATATAGGCTGTTTAGTAGCATCATCTGTTTCGTATATGGTAACTTCAGTTGGATTGATACTAGAAGAAAATGCAAAATCAACCGAGTCCAAAGTTCTAAAAACAGCCGGACCGTCTTTTTGTTTTATTTGAAATCCAGATTTAATAGTTAATGCATAATTATAATCTGGTCGAACATTATCACCAGAACCAATAGATGGGACTAATTGAAACACATCAATATCTGTATAAGCTGGAATTGCGTTTTTAGGCGCATATCCTAATTCTTTTGCAATATCAAATATATTACTCCGTTCTGTTGCTTGTTCTAATAATGATTCTTTTATATTATTATCTGCATAATATGATAATACATCACCAACATATGAAGCCATTTCCATAAACAACATTCCAGGAGATGATTCATTAAAATCAGTATATGAATCCGGAAAGTATTGTTTAGTAAAGTCTATTAGATTTTTACGAAATTGACCAAAATCTTTATTTATATACGTTATGTCTTTATTTACATTCATAATTAATCTATTGTTATGGTAGATGAATCTTCACTAGCAGTTATCGTAATAGCATCAGTATTAAATCCATCAACGGTGTATTTTAATGTTATTTTAATAGTGTGCAATAAAGTTGGATCGTCTTCTACAGTTAATATTTCTAAATCTTGTACTACAATATATGGTAACCAAGAACTTAATGCTTCGTTAATTTCTAAATTGATTAACTCTTTAATATCAGGAGTACTAGGCTGAAATACTATACTTAATAAATTAGTACCAAAATTAATCAGATTGTATCGTTCACCTTTTCTTGTTAACAATAAATTTCTAATATTAGCTTTAGCTTGATCATTTGTCGTATA